GCTACACGTAGTTGGTGTAATATGCCTCCACCTTCACAAGATTTGCCATTATTTGATGGAATTCTTAATCAAGAAAATCCTTATTCAAATAATCAATCTTGGTTTTATAGTGGACAATCTTCTGCAAACTTATTTGTTGCTGACAATCAAGGCTCTTCAGATAATAATGGAGTCTTGGAAGTTAGAGTATTGAATGAATTGGTTCAACCTACGCCTGACGCGACTGTTACAATAAATGTTTATGCATGGTCAGATGACATGGAATACGCGCGTCCTTCAGCTGAAGGCATAGATTTTGGTAGAGTCTTGCTTCCAGCACAATTTAATCAATATGATTTAGCTGAAACTATGTTAGTTTTTAAACAAGCATTGTTGGCCGGCGTCGCCGTTCCTGTTTCAGGATTTGATGATATAGATATCAACGAAATTGGTATTTCAGTACAACCGTCTGATATTTTAGGCGCTACATTTACAGCTCAAGGCTTTTTATATGTAGTTGAGTACTGGCAAACACCAGTTGCTGAAGATGCTATTTGTGGCGCAAATATTGTACCACCTGTAGCAGTTACCCCTGAATCAGCTGTTGTTGTATCAGAGGAACCTATAGTCATCAACCCTGGAAATTCAAGTCATAAAGATATTCATGTTGATCATATGGGTGAGAAGATAGTTAGTTTTCGAAATTTATTGAAAAGATATCAAACTACTTCTAATCCAGGTATAGCCTTTAGCAGTTCTGCCGGAGATGTTGCCGTTTTTGGCACACTTGACGGTAGTTGTATACCACAAACTACTTCAGGTTATTATCAAAATACCGACACTGGTGGTGTCGAACCAACCTTAGCTAATAATGAAATAAATGCAAATTTATTTTCTTATTTACGCTATGCCTTTATGGGCATGCGTGGTTCTATGAAGCACAGGTTGAAATTAATAGGGGATTTTACCTCTACTCCAACTGATTACATTACAGTTACATTGAGAGATTCTCAATTAGGATTTACTCCGGGAACTGCTATTCAACGTCGTTTATCACCTCCTTATAGGCAAGAAACAGTTGATATAACAGATTTGACCCTTGGAAGTTCTTTAGGTCTGACAAGAGAATTTAAATCA